CCCCTCATTGCTCGTATTTGGTCAATTTCTTTGCGTTGTATGTAGTTGTACTGCTTTACCATTAAACCCACCTCTAGCGCGATTACAGCGCAAATTACAGCTATTGCTAAATACACCATCCGATTAATACCCCTATAGATAATCCAAAAGCGGCGTACACAAGGCAAGATATTACAAAGTCTTTAGTTGGCATGGTTGTCTCCTCTTCAATAATACAATACTATTATTGTTTAGTTGGTATTGCAACCATTTTTTTTGCAAGATTATCTAAATCAGATAAATGTAAATCGCCTTTTTCTCTAAAGCGTTTGTAACTTGTCAGGTGGGTGAGATAAGTTTTGCTTTTCTTCCATGAAACAATCTCACTCACTTGAGCGATGGTTAAACCTGTGCGCTTACATGTTTTTCTGATCATGCTTTTTAATTCAATCATTCTGCTTTGAATGTACTGAGATTGAATTTCATTGTCAGTGAGTAGTGAGATGGTTTCTTTTGATAATTTGATCATGGGTAATTCCTCTCTGTTTTAAAGATTGTATCATATACTTTTAAGTTAATGCGAATTGTTCTTAAAATTGGTAAATAATACCAGTTAGCATAGTATCTCTATATACAAGTGCATTTAATGGTATAAGAAATACAGCATAATTTAGGGTAATTTTAGGTGTTTTATATAGAAATTGTATAAAAAATATACAGCAATCTATTAATACAATTACTATCAGATTTATAGTAAAATACTCGTATACAACGCATTAGATTTAATAGAAATTTAGGAGAGAAAATGCAAACTTCCACCGCTATAAAAAAGATTTCAGTGAGTGATTTAATACCGTATGCAAACAACTCGCGAACCCATAGCGACGAGCAAGTCTTGCAGATTGCATCAAGTATCAAGGAATTTGGGTTTATTAATCCCGTGATTGTTGACGGTGAAAATGGAATCATTGCAGGTCATGGTCGTGTCATGGCAGCAAAAAAACTCGGATTAATGGACGTACCTTGTGTTGACGCATCTCATCTAAGTGAAGCGCAAAAAAAGGCATACATCATTGCTGATAACAAACTGGCTTTAAATGCTGGATGGGATGATGATATTTTGCGTATTGAGCTTGATATGCTAACCGAACTTGATTTCGATTTGTCGCTGACAGGATTTAGCGATGAGGAATTGCAGGCAATATGCCAGGTTGAAGAAATCGCGCCTGAATATGAAGAAGATGCAGATGGTGAAGTAATTGAGCCACCAGCAGAACCAAAAACCAAAGAGGGCGATGTGTGGATTTTAGGCAAGCATCGTTTGATGTGTGGGGATAGTACGAGCATTGATGCGGTGGATAAATTAATGGCTGGCGACAAATCAAATATGGTTTTCACTGATCCGCCATACCTGATGGACTTTACTGGAGCTATAAATGCCGATGGTACAAAAAGCCATAGTGGGATACATGGAGCCATTAAGAATGACAAAATGAGTCGAGAGGATGGTGATCAATTCATATCGGATATAGTAAGAAATATCACCCTTGTGAATAATGGTGCTTATTATATTTGCTTCTACCGACTTGGGATGGATTATGTTTTTAGAGCATTGGATGCAAACAAACTAAAATGCAGAGCTGTCATTGTATGGTTTAAAAAAGGCGGAACATTATCCAATTCTGATTACAAGAGTAATTATGAGCCGATATTTTATGGATGGGTTAAGGAGCATAAGTTCTATGGTGGTAAGGCTGAGTGGGACTTTTGGGATATAAACAAGACCAAAAAGAATGACCTTCACCCAACAATGAAGCCTGTCGAATTATGCGAGAGAGCGATAAAAAATAGCTCAGAGATTAATGGGATTGTTTTAGACCTATTCGGCGGATCAGGATCAACACTTATTGCTTGCGAAAAAACCAACCGCAAAGCCTACCTCATGGAACTCGACCCTAAATACTGTGACGTAATTATCAACCGTTGGCAGACCCTAACAGGCAAAGAAGCTGTACTTGAAAGCACAGGAGATAAATTTAATGATCTCTAATTACAAGTTATCAAAACCATGCAAGCACTGCGGCTGCGAGTACCAATTTCAGTCACGCGCATCATGTGTTGATTGTCATAAGAAAAAATCAAAGTCTTACTACCAACAAAACAAAGAAAAATGTCAATCCCTTGTTAAGGTTTGGGTTTCTGAAAATAAGGAATACTGTAAACAATACCGCAGAGCGTATTACGAGGTGAATGGAAAATGACACAGCCGCATGAACCAACAGAAGGAACAAAAGCAGAAGTCCGTGCGCTTGCATCTATGGGTGTTCCGCATGAGCATATTGCTACATATATCGGCATTGACAAAAAGACAATGTATAAATATTACCGTGAAATATTAGATAAGGCGAAAATCCAAGCCAATATGAAAATGGCACAATGCTTGTTTAAGCAGGCACAAGAAGGATCAACGGCTGCAACTATTTTCTGGCTAAAAGCGCAAGCAGGATGGCAAGATCGACAAGCACTCGATCTTAGTGGCGAGTTAAAAGTGGAAACCAAGTCAATCGGGGCAATATTCGAAGATGGCTAATCCGTACTTTAAGCCTTTTGCAAAGAAGGCACGTTACAAGGTCGCGTATGGAGGGAGGGGTTCGGGGAAATCCTATTTCTTTGCAGAACTTGGGGTTGAAGTTGCACGGCGTATCAAGACCGTGATCTTTTGCGTCCGTGAATTTCAAGGCTCAATTGCCGACTCGGTGCATAAGCTGCTCATTGAAACAATTGAACGTCTAGGCTATTACGATGAGTTTGACATTCAAAAACAAACCATTATCCATAAAGGGACAGGCGCAACCTTTATCTTTATGGGTATTCGCAACAACCCAACCAAAGTAAAATCTGTTCAAGGTGTTGGGGCTTGCTGGGTTGAGGAGGCAGAGAATGTAAGTGCTGATTCGTGGAATATCTTAATACCTTCCATCCGTGGCGATAAAAACGCGGAGATATGGGTGTCATTCAACCCTAAGAATATTCTTGATGACACCTATCAGCGATTCATTGTTAATCCGCCTGAAAATTCAATCATCCTGAAAGCGAACTACAACAACAATCCACACTTTGAAGATTCCCCACTTCCTGCTGAAATGGAAGAATGCAAAAAGCGCGACTATGATTTGTATTTGCATATCTGGGAAGGTGAGCCAGTTGCGGATAGTGAATTTGCAATCATTAAGCCTAAATGGATCCAAGCCGCAGTCGATGCACATAAGAAGCTTAACTTTTCTGCCAGTGGTGCAAAAATCATGGGCTTTGACGTTGCAGATGAAGGCGAGGATGCAAGCGCAACCGTCACACGGCATGGCTCTATTGTTACGCATGTTTCAGAATGGTCACAGAAAGGAGATATTATCTTTAGCTCTGATCACGCCTATAAGCTCGCTATTGAGCAGGAAGTGGATAAGTTGATCTATGACAACGTGGGCATGGGTGCAGGCGTTAAGGCGCATTTAAACCGCAAACAAGGGCGCATTCAATGTGTCGGCTTTAATGCAGGCGGTGCAGTAATCAAACCTGAACAAAAATACTTTGATCGCAAGAATAAGGATTTCTTCCGTAACATCAAAGCGCAAATGTGGTGGACGGTTCGGGATCGCTTTTACAATACTTGGCGAGCAATTGAACACGGCGATATTTATCCAGAAGATCAATTGATTAGCCTTGATAGCGAAAAGATCGGCAAAGAGTTGGAATATTTAAAGGCTGAATTATCCCGACCCATGATTGTGTATGATGAAAACGGCAAGGTTGGTGTAGAATCCAAGAAAGATATGAAAAAACGCGGCATTCCGTCACCAAACAAAGCTGATGCAGTAATTATGTGTTTTGCAAACATTAACTCAGGGCTTAACATCAGACCAGATGCCCTAAAAGGATTATTTTAATGATTGAAGAAATTAAGAAGAATGCACCGGAAGGGGCGACGCATTGGGTAATGTGGACAAGTAAAGTTAGATATATAAATATGGCGACTAAGCAAGTTTACCTTGATACCGATAATAGTTGGCACACCGCAAATATTATGGTGCTGCAAATCTGCAAACCCCTATAAGGAATCATCATGACCAAAAAGAAAACCTTGCGACAACGTGAAGTCGAAGCCCTGGAGCAACAAACGCGTATTTTAGAAGCACAGCATAGTTTGATTCAACGCACACAAAAGCAAAGCCTACCTAAGCAAT